AAGAGAGCTTCTTCACCGAAGAGGATATTTTAAAAGTAACAAACGAGAAGTTGTTAAACAGATCGATAAATGATATAATAAAATCACCTGAAAGAATAGAGCGTGTCGGCGGTTGGGATTTGGGAAAGAAACGACATCCCGCTCATTTTGTAGCCTTTGAAATAAGATATATAAAAGAACTCAATAAATATAAAGCGATTCAAATACATCAGAAATTTATGGACGGGTGGAACTATACCGGAAAGGATGACAAGAACGGAAACATTCAAGATTATGATCCCGATGATCCAAATCAAATATCATACGTCAATCAAGCAATAAAGAATTTCCAATTAGATTATGTGTATTGTGATAATACCAGGGGAGAATTAACCACTATGGAAGAGCAAGGTAAACTTCCGAGTGGACTAGAACTAGTTATATTCACAAGCAAAGAAAAATATGCGATAGCCACAGAATTCGAAAAGGGAGTAAGTTCCGAGGGAGTAGAATTATTAAATGATGAGAGGATGAGGCGACAGATTATCTGCGTAACAAATGACCTGCAGGCGATAGCCAGTCCCGATGGTCATGGAGATGCGTTCTGGTCAATAGCTTTAAGTTTTAAAGGAATTAACCTAAGACAGGAAAGCCTAGGAGATTATATGGACGATGATGATTATAACGAGAGTGCAATTTATGAAAAGAGTTTTTAAAATAAACATATGCAATTAAAAAACATATTCAATATTTTCAAAGAGAAACCTGTGGTAGCACCTCAGCTTGATAGTGAGATGGGGGATAGCGGAACAACTATCTATGACGGTTATATTTCCGGCGAGGAATATAATAATGATTTAGTAGGTAGGGCAAAATATTTAGCTTACGATAAAATGAGAAAAGGAGATGCCACTGTTGCGGTGTCTTTAAAAGTTGTTAAATTACCACTACGTTCTGCGAATTGGTATGTTGAAGCGGCCAGTGAAGAGGATCAAGATAAAGAGATAGCCGGATTTATAGAAAATAATTTAAAAAATCAAATGACAATAACGTGGGACGACTTCCTACGTCAAGCCCTGTTAATGTTAGATTACGGGGTTTTTCCGTTTGAGAAAGTATTCCAATACGTAGAATATAATGGAAAGCAATATATCGGATGGAAGAAATTCGCACCAAGGCATCCAAGGACAATTACTAAGTGGGCAATTAAAAAAAGCGGTGACGGAATAACACAGCAAAAAACAATAGATGTAGGAGAAGCACATATACCGATGGATAAATTGTTAGTTTTTGTTAATGAAAAAGAGGGAGATAACTGGGAGGGAATATCACTATTGAGGACTGCTTATAAACATTGGTTTTATAAAGATAACTTCGAGCAGATAGATGCAATGTCATTCGAAAGACAAGGATTAGGAGTTCCATATTGCCAAGTACCGAAAGGAGCAAATAGTAAAGATAAAAAGAACGCTAAAGAATTGGTTAAAAATTTAAGAGCGAACGAGAAAGCATACGTTGTCTATCCAGAGGGATGGGAAGTCGGCTTTTTAGATATGAATTCAAAGAGTACCCGTGATCCGAAAGAGAGTATCGCTCACCACCAAAGGTCAATCGTTTTAAACGTACTGGCGCAGTTTTTAATGTTGGGATCATCTGACGGAAGTGGAAGCAGAGCATTAAGCGAGGATCATAGCGCTTTATTCTTTGACAGTTTACAGGCGGTAGCAAAACAAATACTAGACGTTATAAATAAATATGCAATTAAGCAAATAGTTGACATTAACTTCCCTGGGTACGGAATATATCCAAAATTAAAAGTAGACGATATCGGAAGCATTGATAAAAAAGCATTTAGCGACATGATGAAAACTTTAGTCGGAGAAGAATTAATCGACAAGGATGATTCACTAGAAAATTATATAAGAAAAGAATTAGACCTGCCTGACATGGTAGAAAAAGATGACGAGGACGAGGTAACTGAGCGTTTAGAGATAGAGTTAGATATGTTACAAGTAGAGATAGCAGGCGAGGGCATGGAAGAGCCGGAATTAGACAGTCAGGAAGAAGAAGAAACTGAGGTGGCGGCCACAGAGGAATTAATCGATGAAGAATTAATATTCGGCGCTAAAGGAAAACCACTCAGCGATGAAACTAAGAAGAAAATAAGTGAAGCCCTTAGAAAAAAACACGGCAATAAAATAAAAGAAGAAAAGGGTAAGGTCGGACGATCACAGGATAACATCGCAGACGCTCGCCGGAGAATTGAAGAGTTAAAAACAGTTGTAAGTAATTTCAAAGAAAAAGCTAAATCAATAAAAGATAAAACTTTGAAGAAAGAATTTAATAAACAGATTAAAATTAAAATCGAGGAAATCAAGAAAATGATTAAGTCCGGTAGAGTTGGAATTAAAGTAGAGCGACAAAAAATAAGAGAGAGTAAAAAAGAAATCAGGACAGAGAAGAAAGAATTAGTAAAGGAACGAAAACAAAGAAAAATAAATAGGCAGATAGATCGTGACGAAGCACGGATTAAAAAATTAGAAAAAACTATTAAGGACAGAGAGAGCAAGGCTAAAGATAAAAAGGATCTAGAAAAGCTAGATAGAATTAGAGAACGGATAGAAACTATAAACCAAAGGATATCTGATAATAACGAAAGAAAAGAAGAACTCGAAATGAGTGAGGACGAAAAAAAAAATCTAATTTTCAAGTTCGAACCTAGACGAAAGTTAACCTACGCAGAAAAAAAAGTAAATTTCGGCAATTTAAATAGAGAATTCGAGAGAGCAGAAAAGGAACTAGAGAAATTATTAAACCAATCATTTAAGGATCAGAAAGATGAATTATTGAAATCATTCCAAAAAGCAGTAAAGGCAAAAAACTACAAAGCAATTGAAGCGATAACTTTAGCAGCACCCAAGAAATATAAACAGAAATTATTAGACGAAATGAAAGCGCTTTATAACTTCGGGAAGAATACTGCATCCGCCGAGATGAAGATAGTAACACCGGCAACACCAATAAGCGAAGTCGAGAGATTAAGCGCAGGGTCTGGCATTATAGTTGACAGCCACGAAAGCAGAATAATGACATCAAGTAAAATAGAAGCAATGAATGGCGTATCGAAAGGAAAGAGTACGACTGATACAATAAAATTAGTTAATGCGACCATGGTAAAGGCTGCTAAAGAACTGGCACAACAAACTGGCTCGATTATTGCCGGGGGAATGATTAACGATGGCCGCAGATTAGTTCAACAAGACAATAAGAAGAATATATACGCTTTACAGAGGTCGGAATTATTGGACGACAGGACATGTAACTTCTGTGAGAGCATAGATGGCAGAGTTATCAAGGTAAGCGACCCATGGGCGCAGGAGGGCATAATTCACAGCAATTGCAGAGGCATATGGGTAGAGATAATGAATAACGAGCCTGAAAAGCCAAAAATCAACGGAATACCGGAATCAATAGCCAAGAGATACCAAAAGACTAACGACTTTAAACAATTAAAAAGTCCGATCGTGAAGAAAGATAGTCTGGCCGCAGATGAAGTTAAAAAGCAATATGCCAAGGAAATAAAGTCCAGACAAAAGAAGATAGATAAATACGAGAGCGATGGAAAATATCCGAATAGAGTAAAGGCTCATAAGAAAGAAATTGATAGAATGAATAACGTTTTAAATAAATTAAAATAAGTATTGTTAAAACGGTATAAGAATGATATAATATAATCACTACAAATTGATGGGAGAATAAAAACTATGCGGCTTTATTCCTGAATGTCTATAGGGTTCAGGAGTGGGACACTTTCCGCAGGGTTTTCTATTCCTACCCTCTGTAGCTCGAAAACCCTCATATCCCATTGAGGGTTTTCTTTTATAAAGTAATTTAAATAATAAACATATGCCACAGCCAAAACAAAAGGACGATGCAATAACTATGATGATATCCTTAGAGGGGATGAAGTTTAGTGATGATAATAAATCAGAAATTCAAATATTAAAAAAAGGAGAATGGAATCACCCATACTATGGTCAAGTGAAAATAGATGATCAGACTATTAAGGAAATGATGACCAATTTTAAAAAAGACATTCGAGCGCATTCTAAAAAAGCAGGATTACCCGTAGACGAGGAACACTTCTCTTCTAAGGGAGCGGTCGGGTGGATGAAAAAGTTAATAAACCGAGGAAGTGAGGGACTCTTCGCTGTAGTGGAGTGGAATAGTAAAGGTCGTCAGGCAATAGAAGACAATATTTATAAGTTCTTCTCGCCCGAATTTTACTTCAAGTTTGAAGACCCAGAAACTCGGAGAATGCACAACAACGTGCTAATCGGTGGCGCACTGACTAACCGTCCTTATTTCAAGGGCTTGAAGCCGGTCGTGTTATCCGAGGATATTATTATTAAGCAAAAAAATCGTATGTTTAAATTAAGTGAATTAGTAACAAAGGATATCGCTTCACTTAGCGATGACGAAAAAAAGTTCATCACTTCCAAGTTTAGCGAATTAAGCACAGGACAAAAAGTTATTTTCGATGAGTTAAAACCGGAAAAAACTGAGGAGAAAAAGGAAGAAAAAACTGAGGAAGAAATAAAGAAAGAAGCTGATGATAAAAAAACAGCTGATGACAAATTAGAGGCTGATAAAAAAGCCAAGGAAAAGGAAGAGGGAGTAACTGCTAACGAGGGCAAAATTAGTATGAGTGAAACCGAAGTCAAAAAGCTAAAAGAAGATGCAGCACTAGGAGTAAAGGCAAGTGAAGATTTAAGAAAAATGAGCATCGAAAAAGAAGTAGGTAAATTATTGTTTAGTGACTCCAATAAAGAGGGTAAACTGCCAGCCACAGCTAATAATGATAATAAGATCGTTGATTTTGTTATGTCGTTATCTGAGGAAATGTCAGTTAAATTTTATGAAATCGTAAACAGTCTACCAAGCGCTAAAATCTTCGGAGAAATCGGAGAGGCAAGCTATGGGGAAAATGTTAGCGATGTTAAAAAGCCAAAAGGAGCGAGTGATGAATCATTCGAACTAGACGTAAAGGCAAGAGAGATCATGAAGTCAAATGATAAGATGACTTATGAAGAAGCTCTTGTGCAAGCTGAAAAAGATTTAAAATAGTTTTAATTCTTTAGAGGTTATATTTAGTATTTAGTATTTTATTAATCTAATCCCATAATCATATGGCTCATGAAGTAAGCGTACTAGACTATCCGTTTGTAGCTGAAAATGCGATGGCAGAAAAATATGTCGTTGTAGAATTAGGTGCAGGCGCAGGTCAAGTGGATCTACCTGACGGGGCTAACGATAAACCCGTTGGAGTAATCCAAAACACTGCATCCGCAGATGGGAGTGTCAATGTTAGACTTTTAGGAGTTACCAAGGCATTAGCTAACGCAGCTATTACAAAGGGTGACTATTTGGTGGCTGTTATTACGACAGGTCGTGTAGCAACCGCACCGGCAATTAGTTCAACATGGACAGGAACATCAGCTTCCACAGAACATATAATCGGTATGGCTCTAGAAGCAGCAGGAGCGGCAGGAGATATTATTTCCATGCTAATCCGACCAATGGTAATTACTCACTAGTTATCATTTAAAATAAAAAAGAAAACAAAAAAGCAAATCATTTTATTAATCTTAAAATCGTAATCGTATGCCAAAAGTAAACGAAGTACATATCGACGTGGCGTTATCCAACGTTTCACTTGGATATCACCCAAAGGGCATGATTGCTGAGGAAATATTCCCAATTGTCTCTGTTAAAAAAGAGAGCGATAAATATTATATCTGGAATAAAGGGGAAGCTTTCCGAGTACCTGATACCACTCAAAGAGCGGATGGTACACGATCTAAAACTATCGGTTTTAGCTTATCAACTAGCACATACAGTGCGGAAGAATATGCTTTAAATATCGAAGTAACAGATCGTCAAGTAGTAAATGCTGATAGCGTCATTAACTTAAGGTCTGCAAAGACTCGAAGAGTTAAAGATATTTTAATGCTAGATCAAGAAATTAGAGTATCAAGTTTATTGACTACTCAAGCTAACTGGGCTAGCACAAACCGTGTTCAATTGTCAGGAACTGATCAGTGGAATAACGCAAGTTATGATTCTGATGCGCCTGATGGTTCAATCGAGTATCGAATTGATACCGGTAAAGAAGCAATTAGAACACAAACAGGTGGACACGAACCGAATAAAATTATTATTCCGTCTGCAGTCGCTAAAGTAATGAAGCGAGATGCAACCGTCAGAGAGTTAATCAAATACACTCATGCTAATCTTTTAGTAGACGGTGACCTACCTCCTGTATTATGGAATATGAAAGTTATTATTCCAAAGGTAAGTAAAAACACAAACGTAGAGGGAAATGCAACTCAGACATTATCTGATGTTTGGGGAAAGCACGTTTTACTTATTTATGCACCTGAAACTCCTCAAATCGATGAGTTATCATGTGGATATATATTCAGATGTGTTAATTCAGCTCATACCGCATGGGGAGTAAGAACATGGAGAGAAGATCCAGAGAAGAAAGAAGTTATTGAAAACGAAGTATGTCAAGATGAAAAACTTGTCAGTAACGTGGCAGGGTATTTCATTGAAGATGTAATTGCATAGTTTAACGGGGCAGGGATCATCCTGCCCCACTTAAGGTTTATATAGGACATTAATTTTATTAACTTATATCATACACATATGGCTGACGAAAAAAATCCTTTGGATATAGTCGCACAAGCCACAGCAATAAAAGCTCAGTTACTGGGCT